CACGATTAACTTTCAAGCGGTCAAAATTGCTTGTGTCGGGAATAAATGTTTTATCCATTTCATAACGTGTAATTTGCATATGTTTATATTAAACGGACTATTAAGTTATATGCATCAATTTGTTCATCTCTATTTGATTCATAAGTAAGTGCAAGAGAAAGCGATAGGTTTGTATCTACAGAGCTTGTTCCGGTAATTAAGCTCTCCCCAAGATAAAACATAGGTGAATCATCTTCCCAAGTAACTATTTGGGATGTAGCGCTATTGTTATTCATTACGCAAACTCTAAACCTAAATATTTTGCCATCTGGTGATACAAGACTAGCAATAATTGTACCACCTAGTAAGACTTTATATGATCTCATACCGCTAGTAGAGTTACCCATTCTAAGACCACCTAAAATCTCAAAGCCTTTATTAGTGCCAAGAATTCCTGCCTGTATTGTTCCAAAATAAACAAATATTATAGGGTTTGGTTTACTAGTATAATATAATGTGGCTCTAGGCACTCTAAAAAGAGTCGGCAATGGAACATTAGTTAACAGTTCACCGCTTACAGCTGGTAATTGACCAGACCCGTTAAGAGCAACAATTTGGTTTGCGCCAGTTCCAATATTTAGCCATCCATTATCAATTTTATTTGAAACATTGGCTCTAGGTATTCTATTTGCTGCTGGTGTGACAGATACATCACTACTTGTAACATATCTATTTGTATTACTAGGAGTACCATCTGTTCCCTGCAATGCATCATTTTCATCTTGAGTAGGCACACGAGGGTCATTGTCTCCAACAGAAATAGGTATTGTAGGGTTGACAGGGGCAACGCTAATTCGACTAATTCCTTTCTGTGCTGTAGTTGCGTCAGGAGCTCCCGCAAAAGAAACTTTTTTAACATAATCAACGGTTGCTAGCTCTTTATCTATTGTGCCTGTTTGGGCAGCGGCAACAGAGCTGGGGACAACGGGGATATTTTCTAATTCGTCTTGTGCTTTAAGCTGCCGTGATATTCGTGTTAAATACGGATAATCAACAATTTCAACAGTCGCTCCTTTGTCGTGAGCAAAACGCCTAGAAGCACTTGCAGTTTTACCATCCACTAATGAAATCCCTCTTTCAGCCAGTGTCATCGTGCCATTTGCTCCACTGAAAGTAACCGCCATATACTCCCTATTTGTTTTCTTTTTATCAATGACAATAAAATATTTACCCGACAGCGTATTTCCATCAGTGTCAGTTGATTTATCAATAGTCAAAGAGGTATCTGTTTCAGAAATACCGTTAACTAAAAAGGCTTTAAATCGTGCTATAGGTATGAGGATTTCCATAAGAGTATTATAAAGTTAAATTAAGTCGTTGTAAAAGACGAACGGAAAATCTGCGGCAGACGAGAACCAACTTCTCTAAGGTCAAAGAACCGCACAGAATTAAAGGAAAAATAACCATAACCGCTTGTCTTTATTTTGAGTTTAATTCGATAAAATTTAGGGCTTGTTATTCTAATTTCTTTTATGTAGCGTTTAGAGCTATTGTTTGCCCCAAGAATTTTGACTGGCTCTAAACCTTGACCTCCTACTATTTCCTCACCTACAGGTAAGTCATCCTCAGAGTCAGATAAAGAGTAAACATTTGAGTCAGTTCCTTTAAGTGTTCCCACTTCAATATATTCATTGTCGTCATAGGAAACAAAAAAGCTGACCGTTTGCGTCTCGTCTATCAATCCTTCAAATATTAATCGTTTTAATTTTTTTATCTCGTTGGTGCCAAGTAAAGTATTTTTTCCTTCCCATACTGCTTCAAGTATTGCGTTGTCATTAAAATTGCCTTTAAGCAAGTAATAGGTTGTTGAACTAGTCGAGTCAGTTGCTACGAGTTGATTGTTGTACTGAGTAAATGATGAAAATCCGAAAGGAAGCACGGTGAATTGTGAGCGTTTTTCGTCGTACACATAGGTTACATCATTTGCATTTGCTTCAGGTGTGCGTCCTGAAAATAAAATAAATTGTAGATACTTAAAAGCAGACGCATTTGAAAAAAACACATCAATAGACAGCTCGTCGCTCATTGACTGGGGTACAACTCTTAAAGCTCTTGCTTCATAGCTTAAACGCCTAAACTTAGGCTCTTCATCTACAAAATAAATACCCTCACCTGATTCAACGCCCGCATAAGCAGAAGCTGAACCAAGATTTTCTCGGAAAAGTGTAATTGTCCATTTTGTATCGTCTGGGTTTGAGTCATCCAGTACATACACCGCGCTCGATTTAAAAATGTAGGTTAAACTGTCGTAAAAAAAGATATTTCTTAAACCTCCACCTAGTTGTGGGATAGTAAAAAAGTTTCCCTCTCCAGCTAGCCGTATAGGTGTCGTGAAGGAAAAATCAAACAACCCCCCATTTGTTTCAGTCATATAGCTATAAGAGGCTATAGGGCTTGCAGGCGTGGGTGCAGAGTAATTGAGTGTATAAGCCCCAGTTAAATAATTAATTGTTCCTGAGCCGCCTGTGCCTGTAAGTAAGCCGTTTCCATTGTCGGTTAAGGTTACGCCACCTGCCACTACTACAGAGACATTAAAAGGCTGTACATTGGCCAGTGTGCCTGTGTAGGTTGTTTGACCACTTGCCCCTAAGTTTTCTCCTGTGACGGCTGTAGCCGAAGTAATAGATTTACCGTATTTGCTTACATAAACCGTTGTATTGTCTAGTTGAGAAAGAACATAAATCCTACGATTTTTAATTTTAAATAAACCACGAGCAAGTTTTGCTGATAAACCTGCGGGCATTATTACATTTTGCACAACAATGGTGCTAGGGTTTGCAGGGTTTAATAAAAACCATCCATCGATAGAATGCAACAATATTACGAGAGAGTAAGCTCTCACTGTATAATTTTGAAAATACACCTTACCACCTGCGGTAAAATCAGTTTTAATATTTGTCCAAGTGCTTCCGTTTAAATATTGAAGCGTGGTATTAAAAAACCTGTAAAGAACTTGCGTTCCGTCTTGTCTTACACCTGTCCACGCAACTGAATTTGTAGCGTTTACCTCTAAGCTAGATCCGATTTTTTGTCTACCTCGTAATGTCTCTACTCTATCGCCAAGAGCAATAAAACCAGAGATATTTGAAGCTGCACCTTCGTTGATTTCGTAGTCAAGCTTTGAGTTTTGCAGTCCTTCAAAGTTTTCTAAGCGTACTTCAGGTTTTGTAGCCATAATTGTTTTGTCCACTTAAGGCTAAGTTGGTATCCCACATAATAAGAGAGCCTAAAAGATTATTGTACTCTGTAGTGAGACGAGTTTGCATAAGTGGAGTTAATTGTCTGTCTTGATCAGTGAAGTAGAAGTGTATTGCAGCCTCGTAGGCAAGTATTGGCTGTAATTCCTCAATCATTGCAGGATTTGGTTCTGTAACAAGAGTAATGCTTGATGGTTTGGCCTTATATACTAGATCAACAGACACAGAGGGAGGTGTTCCAATAAACTTCAAAGTGTATGGGTTTGTGCTGTAATCTACCCATACTCCTTTATTTGCGGTAAATCTATCGGATCCTCTTACTGTAAATAATTCACGCGAGTCAGCAGATACTTTAATTATTCCCATAAAGTCAGCAGGTAAAGGAATAGAGTTTGCAGATCCAAGCTGTACGCCTTTTTGTAAATACTCCCAATTTCTATCTGAGGCGAGTTTAATTTGTGCTTGATTTAAAAGCTGTAACACATAAGAGTCTGGCAAACTAGTATCATCTACCAATGTTTTGAAAGTTTCTATAAGTTCTTGCCCCGTCATAGCTTTTAATTTTAGTTAATAAAGGGAGGGAGGCGTATTGCTACGCCACCCCAATTTATTAGCTAAGGTAATTCAAAGCGTTGATTTCAGCGCGAACCATTCTTTGCAGATCGTACTTGAATGCTTTTGAATCGTGCAAAGCTACGCCGAGATAGTTATGACCTAAAGCATCAGGAGCTTTGTTAATTTGCACATTTGGCTCTTTCTGCAAAACGGTCTTAATGCAGCCCTGAACACCAAACAAGTTCATTTGTTTAACACCAGAAGTGGCTCCATTGCCGTTGGTCGTATAGGTATTACCAATACGAGCTGGAGCAGCGCAACGAGCAAAACCTCTGAAAACTACAGTGACAGTGCCGCCAGTACCTGTTGTATCTACAGAAGCGGTAATGCCGTAACCGTAATCTTTGTCATTTTGTGGGAACGGTACATAAGTTACACCTGCGCCAGCAGAGGATCCACCACCAAAGTTGTTAATGGCTGCAACTAAGTTGGTCGCAGTAGCGTCAGAGTCAACACCAATCAATACATTTCCCGCAGTGGTTCCAATAGCAGTAACAAAGGTAAAGGTGTAGGTTTTAAGTTCACCATTTTTTGAGAAACGGATGACAAAGGTGTCGTTATTTGCTGGATTAAGACCAGAATAAGACGCTTTAAGCACTGAAGGAATTAAGTTGGAAACATATACATCGAATCCAAGATAATTCATCAAGTAACCATTTAACGCTTGAGTTCCTGAACTGGTTACTTTACCTGCGAATTCAAATGCGCGAGATGAGACATCATCAACGATAAATTGCTTCACTTCAGGAGAAATTACCGCAATGCGTCTTTCGCTCATATCAGTCTGCACAACTTCCAACTTGCGAGTTGCAGTGGTGAATAAGCTACGAATGTTTGAGGCTGACAAAGCATAACCATCACCAGCATTACCTCCATTATCAGCATTATCAATTGTGTTTGTGGTTTGAATTACTTCAACCAAACCTTTTGAATCGATATCACGCTTTAATGGCCAAAGGATTTTTTGAGCAGCTCGGTTTGCTAAGTCGATTGTTGACTGAGTTTTGTCAAGCTCATCGATGTAGGTCTGAACGAACGGAGTTTGATTAATAACTAAAGTCTCTTCCGTCTGATTCATTTCCTGAATCGAGTTTCCTGGTTGGCGTTGGTAGGGACGGGCGTGGAGGATGTTATCGTACGGGAACGCTACCGCATTGCCTTTTACAAGGTCAGAGCGGAGCGACATGTCAGCTATTTGTGGCAAGACTAGAGTGTCTTGTAAAAACTTTTGTAGTTTTTTGGTTACTACTTTTTGAAGTACTAGAGTGTTAGGCATAAGAGGGAATTAAATATCCCGCTCCAAAGCCTTTATCTTTTATTGCTTGGAAAGATTGCCTCGAATTCCTCGTCGGTCATTTTGTCGATGTCTTCGGGTTTTAATTTCTCGATATCGACTTTTTTTATTCTAGTTGCAGAGCGTCTGGACTCCTCAAACTCGGGAATGTCATCAGACTTAAATCCTGATTTTTTCATCATAATCAGGGCAATTTCATCAAGAGGCAAATCCTTAAAAGCTGGTGTAAAAGCTTTTTCGCGGAGTTCGTCTAAGTTGTCCTTCACCCATTTTTTTTCTGAGTTAGAAAAGAGGTCTGAATCTAAAATCTTTTCTTGTAATTCTGTTTTAAATCCGTTTTCTTGCACTAAACTTATTTCTTTTTGTTTAATTGCGTTGACGGTTTCTAATAATTCATATTTTAATTTTGCCATCTCTCTTTTAGCCTCTTTGATAGTGTCGGCTTTAAAGGCTTTGTATGTTTCAACATCAATGCCGTATTTTGCCGCAATATCCTCATCTTGCTCTTCTGTTGCATTTATTAAATCATCGAGTTTCTTTTGTAACTCGGCTTTTTCTTGTTGTTCTTTAGCAAGTTTCGCTTCTAATTCAGCTTTTATTCTTTGAGCGGACTCCTTAGACTTAGCAAGTTTGTAAGTAAGGGTTTCTTCAACCGAATATTTCTTTCGGTTTTTGTCTAATGCTTCTTTTTTTTCTTCCTTTTTTTCTTCCTTTAGATCTTGATCTGGATCTTTCTTTTCTTCAAACTCTTTTTCTTTGTCTTCTTTTTTGTCGTCAGAGGTCTTAATAACAGGAGATTCAGATTTAACTTCTTCAGGTAATTTCTCAACTTCTGCTTCAGCTTCAGCAAGAATTGCCGCATCTTCTGCAGGGTCGGAAGGAAGAATAACATTAGACATGTGTGATAAAGGTTAACGCTTTACTCGTTTTGGCTACTAAACCGCTGCCAGGCGGATTCAGCCTTAAGGTGACTGCTACCTCTAGTTGTGAACTAGCCTCGAGATGTATCTCAAGGTCAGGTCACTACTGTCTGTTTGCTGATTTTTCAAGAAAATCTTGTAAAGCAAGTCGTGCGTTTGAAGCTCCAGCTAAAGTCGTCAGTAATTTAAACCAGGCTGCCGCTTGAGCTTGCTCCTCAAGAATAGTTTTAGAATCTGTCTCCGTCAAGTACTTATGTATGTAATTATAGAGCATTTCTTTAATGCTGTCTAATAAAACTTGACCGTCGGGCGTATTGCTTAATCTTTGAAATACTTCAAGTTTAATTGCCTCTTGTTCCAAGTAAGTAATCGAGTCGGTGTCCTTTTTAAACTTATTTTTTAATAAATCAAAAATGTTCATTTTATGGTTTTGCACGATAGATTTTAAAGACTGTGATAACAGCATCAGTTGCTCCACTACGAATTAGCTGTACTTGAGTTAAGTCGATGCTTTCCTGTTTAATAGTTTCTCCTGCTTTAACTAAAAATCCTGTAGTAGTGGTAGGGGTGTTGCCGTCTACACAAATACGCAGATCGCCTGAAACTACTTGAATCTCAAAAGAGTCGGGCTGATTTGATGTGCCGAGCAAACTTACATTATTTGAGTTTTTGAGAAAGTTTGAATTGCCTGCAGCAGCGCGTATTGCGTCAATTAAACCGATAGGCGTTGACGATATTGTTAAGGTAAAGGTCTGAGGTATTTTAAAGATTTGAGCCATAAAGTTTTTTTATTTAAATGAGAGCTGAAACATCTTCAGGTTGTTGTGCTTCAGGTGTTTTTCCCGTAATGTCTTGTTCTACGGCTTGCCCTTCAGCTTCAGCCTGCTTTAATTCTAGCATACTCATTTTATTTTTTTCAGCAATAGGTATTTCTTGCTCTATGTGTTTTTGAATTGCCATAATTTGCTTTTCGGTCAATTCATTAGTCTTTAAAAACTCAAGATGAGCGGTAAGATGTCCCTCTGTTGCTCCTCGATTTGGTTTTACTTCCTCTCCATTAATAAGCTGTACATTTTCCTCGTCTGCTTCGGCAATAATTGAGCTATCGCCATCATAATCTTTTGTAAAAGCTGATTTAATTTCCTCAGCCGTAAAGCCTACTACTTCCATTTTCTTTTCAATCATTTTCTTTGGGCTAATGACCTGAGCGGCTACTGCTTCGGTAAGAACTGACAATTTTGCTTGTGTTTGCTTGTTTAATTGACTATTTAAAGTGTTATCTCCTGTAACGGTAATGCTGGGTTCTCTTGAAAGCTTTAATTGCGATTTTTTAATTGATTTCCATTGTATGCCTCTTTGTCCAATAATCTTGACCGCGTAATCTTCTGGCATGTACTTATCAATGTAAAGTTTGGCTAAGAAGCCAACACGAGAAAACATTTGACCATAAAGTTTAGAAATATCTCTAAAACGGTCATTAGTCGCAGCTTGAATGGCTTCTGACTCTGTAGCAGTATTAACTGTGACATCTGTAACTCCTTGCACTTGAGGGCTTATACCAGTATCTCGAGCTTGTTCTGCGTTTAAAAATTCGACTAATTCAATCGTACCTCTAAGCTGTGGAACAGGAAGCTGTGCAACATTTCCGTTTGGGTTGCCTTTCACTGGCACAAGTCCGCGAGGCCTGGAGTTTAAGCTTCGAGGATCAGGGATAGTGAAGACATTGTAAGCCATCATCCCGTAATTGCTTAAATAACGATTATCTACTTCTTGACGTATTAAAGTCTGTGTTACTTCAGCAAGAGGTAAAACTGCGTCAATATATGAGGGTGTCCAAAACTCAAACTTTTCAGGGCATGTGGCAAAAGAAACATACTCATAATAACCAAACGGTACACGCTCGTCTTGTCTTTGCACCGTAAGCCAAATCATTGTAGCTGGATCAAACAAAACATAATAACGAACGCCTTTATAGGTTGTGATGTGGACAGTCAGCTTGAAAGTTTTTTCTGAGGTATAAATAGCGTCTCCCGTTGTAATATTAATTGCTTTGTCGCGTATTGTTTGGTCGGCAAGTTCGTTATTGCGGCTAACTGTTGAATTACGGCTTTTTGAGGCAATTAAAAGCTGTACCTGGTCTTTATTGTATATCTCAGAAGCTAGTAAATCGGCTTCAGTTTTGTAAATGCCGTCCTCGCCCATATAAGCGGCTTTTTCCATGTCAATCCCACCAGCAAGTGGGTCAATATAAAAATTGTAAATATCAACATTTAAAAATCTAAGATTGAAAGGCTTTTCCACAATAAGTTTTGCTATACCACGCCCATAAAGCCCTGAATGATGTTTAGTTGCTCTCGCTTCTAAGTTCCATAAGTTGTTTGGGTTAAATACATTTGCATTAACAATAGCGTCGTATATTTTGCATGACCTCACATCAGATCGGTCGTTAGGCTCGTAATTTATCTTTAAATCGTCTGAAATCTTTGCGAGGAATGTTTGTTGCAGTCCAAACACACGAGGCGTTCTGAAGGTGCTAGAGCCGTCGAGGGAGCTTTCTTGCGCCATATAATAAAAGTCCTCATTGCGTTGCCAACGTTCTGTGACTTTGTTTTGTCGATAAAGAAGCGCAGCAGTGCGTTCTTGTGCGCACTGTGAGACAATTTCTGATACAGTTAATTCATCTAAAACTTCGGGCATAGTGTAATTATAGATTTAATATTCTTTTCCGTCCAATCCTGTACCAATATAGTATTTTTTTGCTTCTTGCGTTTCAAAAATACCTAACGGGTCTCTTGGATTAGGAACTACTTCAGAATTAACGCCAGTGTAATAATTTTTTTCCATTTCGTCTTGTCTTGGGCTAATTGCCATAAGGCAATATCTTATTGCGTCAGCAATGTGGTCGTTGCTGTCAGTGTCAATGTCAGCAGGATTGTTTTCGTCAGCAATTAAGGTTGGCAGAGTTTCTATTGAATTACGAGCGTTTTCGGTAAATCTTAATCTTGCGGTGCCATTTTCTACTCGCAAAAGCGATTGCATTAAGTTCCAGCCGGTTACCCTGTCTTTAACGCTAGGAATTAAGTTTTCAACTCCGTTCATTGTGTATTCGTCTGCAAGCGTGTTTGCTGTTCCCTGTAAGCTAAAAGCAGAATTATCTATTGCAGTAAAGTAATAATCCTCTCCTTCGGAAAGCTCTGCAATTTTTTGAGCGTGTTGATTAGCGTCAAGCCCTGTTGCTAAATAGTCGCGGTAAATAAAAAAATCATTTTGTTCATTTTGGGCTATCCAAACGCAAGCTGTCCATCCATGTCTGCCAGACACATCAATTCCACGATATTTTCTCCATGTGTCAGGAATAATGAAATGTGGAACTATGTGAATGTTAGGTGTCCATGAGCTGAAGAATTGACCTGCAAAAATGTCCCAGTCGCCATAACGCCATGCTTTTTTTAAGTTTTCATTGAGTGTTTCTAAAAAATGTACATAACCTGGATCGGTTTTAACTAAAATTGGATTGTCATCAATTGTAGATGGAACAAATACTCTTTTTCGTGAACCTGATTGAGTAATAATTATGTCTTTAGAAACTCCTTTTATTCCCCAGCGGTCTTTAACCCATTTGTGTCCTTTTCCACCAGGATTTGCTGTGGCAAATACCTGTGGCTTAAGGCGTGGAATGGTTGAGCGGCAAGAAGATATAAGTTGTTCGTATTGTTGTTCTTTTGGTATTTGCGTTAGCTCCTCAATTAAAATCCGATGATATTCAGCTCCCTGATACTTAGTATAAGCATTGTCATCTTTTAAGTGTCCAAGAGTAAACTTAGCCCCACTTGGAAATCTAATCTCATAGCCTATAACTTGCCCACCAAGTGGCAAATAAAACTTTCTAGCTCTGTCAATCCAATAAGCGAGGTCGGTAGAGTTTTTGCGGATAATTAAGCTTCTTAAATCTGGGCAATCAATATCGTACGCAAGCCACGCAAGTCCTGCTTCAGTCTTTCCTCCACCACGAGCTCCTCCAAAAAGGACTTCAAACTCTGTTCTAACTAGTGCTTGTATCTGTTTCGGGAGTGGTCTCCATTCCATTTTTTTGAGGTAGGAAAATTGTGGGTATGTTTATTTTTTCTCCTCCAGTGGTAATGTCGCTTTCTTTCTTATACCCGTGCTTGGAAAGCATAAGAGCAGTTATTGCTGGTTGGTACTTACCTGAAAGACCACAATTAATAAGTCTTTGCTCTTGTTCACACATAATTTGGTTGTAGATGTCGGAAAAGTCTTTGTTATTTTTGCTCCATTCCATAACTGTATCTCTTGAAACTTTGAGGAAACGAGCTAATGCTCCAAGACTTGGAAACTTAACATCCACTTTACCATTTTCGTCAATTTTGTCCTGATATAAATCTAGGAATTTTCTTGCTTTTTCCAAGAGTTCAGGAGTTAAAAGTGTTGGTCTACCAAGCTGTGGCATTTTTAGTATCTCTTAACTTTTACGGTTATAGCTTTACCATTTTGGTAATTTTCTTTTTCATCGTCATCGTCATCGTCCTCGTCCTGGTCGTCTTTTTCGTCCATAATTTTTTTGCCATCAATTGCGGACACTTCAAAACTACCTGATAATGTTTTGTTTCCTTTTTCGTCTTCTCTTAAACTTTCGCTGATTTTTTTAACAGTAATTTTAATTTCTGTTTCTTCGCCTACAGACATTTCCTCTAGCTCTTCAGTGAGCATAGAGCCGTAAAGGTAAAGGCATGGTTTTTCCATCATCATAAAGTTATTTTTTAGTTTTTTTAGGTTTATCTTCTTGCTGTTTTTCTGTTTCAGTTTCTATTGACTCGGAATTAGTTATAGTTTTTTCGTTTTTGCGGTCAATGTTGAAATGAACACCTTCAATCGGGTAATCGGGCTTTTGTGTGTACATATGGTTATTTTATCAGTATTTACTTTTCAAGTCCAGTAGTGTCGCCCTTTTCTCCATCTATTTCTCCTGCAAAATAACGCTCAATTGCTCTTGCAATGCCTGAAATTGAGCCTGTAATAATTGATGTAAAAAATATTTGAAGGGCTGATGTGGTTATTTCGCCAGAAGTTAAGTTTTTAATAGCTTCGGGAAGCACCAGAATTAAACCTGCAACTGCGCCAGTTAAGCCGTGTCGTATAGCTGATTGTAAGTCAAAACTGTCAAGAGAAAATTTGGGAGATTGTGTCATATTTCTATTTTAAAGCATTTTTTAAAATTTGCAAAAAATCAATTCCTGGATCTTGAGGGCGCCTTTTAGGGTCAGTTTCCATATGTCCAAGCACGTTCATCGGAGAAAAGTTGAAGCGGTTTGCAATAGTTTTTATAAGCCAGACTCCCTGCTCAATTTGCTGAGAAGTCCACCAGTTTTTTGAAATGCGATCATCAACAAATTCAATGCCAACGCTGCGAAGGTTAGGGTTAGGCAGAACCCATGCGGGAAGTGTGGCAACATTTGCAGACACATGTCCAGCATGCCACGCAACATAAACAGCTGGGTCTAAAAGCTCAACAATTGATTCATTTTTACGGCCAACAACATAATGTGCGCTTGCCTTAGCTCTTGGATTGCAAAGCCAAGAAAGGGCGCCAGTTCTTTCTCCAGCTGTTCGGTGAACAATAATTCCGCTTACTTCTAATTTTCTAGGGCTACGATTAGGCGTGGCTGGAATTGGCACTCCGTTTTTATCTAAGCCTTTTAAATAAAAAATATTTGTGTTTTTCATACATAAAAGGCGGTTGCCCGCCTTAATTTTAAGCTAAAAGTTTTTTTATTTCAGCTTTGTCTTCTGGTGAAAGTTCTGCGAAAAGAGGAGCAAGAGCAAAAGCTTTTTCAGAGTCACCAGATTTAATTACAACAAAACAATCAAGAGCTTCTTTTGTTTCAGAGTGACGGGTTACTGCAAATTTTGCACTGATTTCTGACATTTGTGGAAAAGTTAATGGTTAAGTTCTTTTATTTTAATAAATCTGTGGTATAGTGCAAGTGTGGAATGTCTAGCTCCACAGCTTAACTCAACGCTTTTGTTCGGTAGCTTCGGGTAAAATGCCTAAGCTAGACAATTTAGGGCAGTAAGGTCGATGAGTTACGACTGAACAGCCCGAAACTATCGAACAAAGGCGTAAAAAAGAAACATTATGCGTTTTTCAGACGCTAAAGTAGAAAACTTAGAGCCTGATTTATTTGCCTTACTTAAAAAAA